GGCTTAGTGCTTACTTATCTTCTCTTCACTTAGAGAGATATTCATTTGACAGATTGATAAGCGAGTCAATGGCGAGTAATCACCGAATGCTTGACAGAGCAGAACGGGCTGAGAAACGAATCCAAGAACTCGAAGAACAAATAGATAAATATAAACTAAAAGAAAAATTAGGACTATGAGCGTACAAGAATGGGGTTGGATAGATGACCCAGAAAACGAAGTAGAACACACTTGCAAGATGTGTGATACACCAATGTTTAAAGAAGGATATTGTTCAACCGAATGCTTTGAAGCAGATTTAGACTAATGAAAGACTTAAAAGACATCAAAGGATCAGAAGAGTATTACAAAGACAAATACGAGAAGTTAGAGAAATCACTCAGCTTCTTTGTGGACATCGTACTTATGTGTACTGTTCCATTATTACTAATGCTAATCTTTAGAAACATATTATGAAACAGACATCAGTAGATTTTTTGATAGAACAACTAAGTCCGTATATATGCTTTCCATTAGGAGAATCTGCTGGATATAATCTTCAAGATGTATTTGACAGAGCCAAAGAGATTCACAAGGATGAAATCATAGATGCACACATAGAAGGACAAAGAGTATTTGATGATTACCCACATACTCAATGGACTAATGATGTAGCGGAAGCATACTATAATGAAACCTTTAACTCCGAAGAGAAAGATGAATTGCACGATGACTGGGATGTTACTCTTAATGATGGTATAGAAGATTAAGGCTATGCCCTTAAATTTTAAGAATGTATTTAGGTTATAACCTTATAAAGAAATGAACGCAATTTTTAAGACATTCATTATAATCACTCACACACCGCTTATGTTAATCTTTGTGGTGATAAACTTAATAGACTATGGAAGAAAGAGATTGGTGGAATCACGGAATCAATCCTATAACTGGTTACAGAATAGAATATAGAAGAGACCCTATTCAGGAACAAAAGAAATACGAAATGGAAACATTAAAATATGCAAGAGAGTGATCTAATCGAACTGGGATTCGAAAAAATAGAATACGGACATTATTATAACTATGAACGAGGAGATTTATTATCTTGCGACAATGATGACCCAAACAGATGGTATATAGTTTATCAGTTCCCACACGGAGCAGGAGTCGTACACAACTTAAAACTTTTAAAACAACTAATAAAAAGAATAGATGAAATCAATCACACTACTTGATGGCAAACAATGGAACAAGGAAGACTTGTTAAAAGAAATGCAGAACGATGAGTTCTACTATGGGTACTTATCTAAGGCAGCACTTTCGAGTTCTTCTCTTAAACTCTTACTAAGTTCTCCAAAGACTTATAAGTATGTATCACAATACGGAAACGCAGAATCACAAGCACTAAGAGATGGATGGTTATTCCATACCGCAATATTAGAACCAGATGTATTCAACGCTCAGAAGTTTATCGATGTCGAATCTAAGAACACGAAGGCTTATAAGGAAGCGAAACTTGAGTTCGGTAAGGTGTTTACTAAATCCGAAAAGAGAGATGCTGAGAGATTAGCAGATGCATTCTTTAGAAACGAAAAAGCACTCCAGTACATTACCAACTGCGAGTTTGAAGTTCCAGAGATTGGAGAGGTGTTTGGACTTCCTTTTAGAGGTAAGGCGGATGTACTTGGCGAGAATCGAGTAGTAGATTTAAAAACCACAACAGACATCAAAGCATTCCCATACTCTGCTAAGAAATACGGATATGATGTACAATGCTTTTTATACTGCAACTTGTTTAACATAAGTTACAAGGACTTTACTTTCATAGCACTTGATAAGAGTAGTTTAGACATTGCTATCTATCATTGCTCAGAGGAGTTCTACTACGATGGAGAAAGAAAGGTAGAAGAAGCGATTGAGATTTATGACTTATTCTTTTTACAAGGAATTGATACAGACCAATACTATATTGAAGGGATATTATGACAACTAAGACACGAGAACTAATAAAGACAATAGAAGAAAACTTTGGAGTAAACTTATTCGATAAGACAAGACTCAGAGGGGTAATAGAAGCAAGAGCATTATTCATTCACATCCTAAGAGATTATCACAAGATGCGATTAATAGACATTCAAAGAGTCTTTGCTGAGAAAGGATACTCAATCCATCACGCTACACTCTTACACGCTGAGAAGAACTTTAATGACTATCTAAGATTCTCTCCACAACTAAGACAACTCACAGAGATGGTTTTAAATAGTTACGACAAGAAAACATCATTTAAGATACAATACATTAAAAACTCATTAAACGACATTACAGAGGAGAAATTGAATCAAATGTACGAATACATCAAAGAGGCTAAGATATGACCACAGAAGACATTAGAATCGCTTTAGAGACCTTCTACGAATCAGGAGGATATTGGATAACTACAAATACACTACAAGATGACTACACAACAGAGAATTGATATGATCTACTACTACGAGAATGTATTAGAGAATGTACTATCAGAAAGACATAGAGAATACGCTGAACTAATGATTCACAAACTAAGAAATGATTTCTCAGACTACCCACTAAGATACGAAGCACCTAAGAAACCCGCTAACGCAAGACCAGTACATTGTGGACTAAACGGAAAGACTTACGAATCACTAAAGGAAGCAGCAAAAGACTTAGCACTTGATAGAAACCTTGCATCACTATATGTTAGAGGACTAAGATTCAATAAACCACAACTCTCTTATGTAAACAAAAGAAATCAAAACCAATTCGCATCTAAGAAGATATACTGCGGATTAAACGATAAGACATACAACTCTATTTCAGAAGCAACCAAAGATCTGAACATACATAGAAACACAATACAAGGACAACTCAAAGGAAAGATAACAAACAAACTTAAACTGAGTTATGTTGAGAAGTAAATCACACTATGTGTATAAGACAAGCGATATAGATACTGGTGAGTATTATATTGGTATGCACACGGGATATGTTGATGATAACTATTTGGGTTCTGGTAATTGGATAAAGCACCATACGAGAAAAGACAGACTAAGAAAAGAGATATTAAAATACGCAGAGAATAAACACGATCTTAGAAGGGTTGAAAAGCAACTCATCGAGCAACATAAGAATCACTCATTAAATAGAAACAACACTAAAAAGAAGTTTCACCATAGAGACACATCTATTATATACGGAGAGTACTACACAATACCAGAAGCTGCTCATAAACTAAATGTATCATACAAAACCATAAGATACTATGCAGATGGAGAGTTGAGTCATTGCATAAAGCAAAGCGGTAAGAAAAGATACATCACAAAAGAGTTTATAGATATGGTATCATCTAAAATAAATAAGAAAGAACCAATCAACACAGATAAAAGCACAATCGAACAACTTTTGAAAATCATAAGTATTCAGAACGATATGCTAATGAAATACTATTTGAGTGAAAACAAGTAATTTAATTCGTTATATAGATAGACAATTTTGACAGACAAGCACTAAAAAAGAAACATTCTAAATAATGAAAGATAAAAGCACTTTTCTCGAAGCATTCAAAGCAAACAACTGCAATATCTCAAAGAGTTGTGAAGCTGCGAACATAAGCAGACAAACATTCTATAATTGGAAAGAAGATGATGAGGATTTCAGAACTGAGGTCGCATCGTGTGAGGAGGCTTTGCTTGACTTGGCTGAATCTAAATTGTTGGAGAACATTAAGAAGGGAGCAACACCTGAACTTATATTCTACCTAAAGACAAAAGGAAAGAAACGAGGATATGTAGAGAGACAAGAGATAACAGGATCTGAAGGAAAGAAACTCTTTGACATACGAATCATAGATGGAGATAACGACTAACAAAGTTTTTAGACATCTCGCTAAATCCGATAAGAAGATAATTGCCGAACAAGGCGGTACTCGTTCTGGTAAGACCTATAATATCTTAATGTGGATTATCTTTGCTTACACTCGTGAGCATACTGGAGAAACCATTACAATAGTTAGAAAGACTTTCCCTTCTGTTCGTGCAACCGTTATGAGGGATTTCTTTGAGATATTAAAGAAGTATGAACTTTACTCAGAAGATAACCATTCTAAGAGTGCAAATGAGTACATTCTAAACGACAATCTCATCGAGTTCATATCGTTAGACCAACCGCAAAAGATACGAGGTAGGAAGAGAGATTTGCTATTCATTAACGAGGCGAATGAACTAACATACGAAGACTGGCAACAATTAATCTTCAGAACATCTGGTAGAATCATCTTAGACTACAACCCATCAGATGAATACTCTTGGATATACGACAAGGTAGTAACGCGAGAAGACTGTGATTACTTTGTAACTACATATAAAGACAATCCGTTCTTAGATCCGACTATCATAGAAGAGATAGAAAGACTCAAAGAAACCGATGAGACCTATTGGCAGATTTACGGACTTGGTCAAAGGGGAATATCTAAGGCAACTATCTTCCAGTTTCAAGAGTCAGAGATTCCAGAGGATGCAGAGTTCTTGTCTGCTGGATTAGACTTCGGATATAACGACCCTACTACTTATGTTGAGGTGTATCGTAAAGAGAATAGTCTATACGCAAAAGAGATGTTATATAGAACTGGGATGACTGGTTATGATATAGCTAAGTACCTAAAGGGAATTGACCTCAAAGGGATTATCTATGCGGACTCAGCAAGACCTGAAATCATAGAAGAACTCAGAAGAATGGGAATACCTATCAGACCAACTAAGAAAGGTGCTAACTCTGTTCACGCAGGAATAGATGTACTCAAAAGACATAAGTTAAATGTCATAGGAGATAACTTTGTCCAAGAGATGAGAAATTACAAATGGATAGAAGACAAGAGTGGTAAGCTAACCAACATTCCACAAGATGGAAACGACCACTTAATTGATGCGTTTAGGTATTCTACTTATAATGTACTTGCTAAACCGAATTATGGAACTTACGCAATTAGATAAAAAAAGTTTTGGTGGATTAAAATAGTTTTATATCTTTGGTATAACAAAACAGATAGATATGAAAAAGTTTTTACAAAGAGACCCGATGAACATCTTTTACTTACTTAGCTTTTACGCAGTAGGGATGATAGTAATGATAGGATTTATGCTTTTAGGAGAAGCGATACAATCAATTTAGTTAAGGTTAATTTTTAGTCAGAAAGGGGATAGCAGAGATGTTGTCCCTTTTTTGTTTTAAAATAGGTCTAAAAAATCGTTATATAGTTATGAAGATTGAAGTTATTATACCAAGCGAATTATCCGAGATTACTCTTGACCAATATCAGAGGTATGTCAAGATACAGGATAATGAAAGTGATGAGAAGTTCCTACAAAGCAAGATGCTCGAAATCTTTTGTGGGATTAAACTCACCGACACTATGAAAATGAAGATGAGTGATGTAAATGCTATCACGGAGATCTTGTCAGATATGTTTAACTCAAAACCTAACCTTGTTCGTAAGTTCAAGATGAAAGGTGTGGAGTATGGGTTCATTCCGAATCTTGATGAGATTAGTCTTGGTGAATATATCGACTTAGATACTTACTTAGGAGACTGGGAGAATATGCACAGAGCGATGTCAGTTCTTTACAGACCTATCAAAGAGAAATACGGAGAGAGATATAATCTTGTAGACTACGAAGCTGGAGATGGTGAGTTGATGAAGGATATGCCAATGAATGCAGTTATAAGTTCGGTGCTTTTTTTTTATCATTTAGGAATCGACTTATCTCAAGCTATGATGAACTATTTGGAGGAGTCTCAGGAGACACGCTTAGTGCAGTATCTCAGTTCGGACAAAAGTGGGGCTGGTATCAATCAATTTACTCACTCGCTCAGGGGGATATTACACGATTTGAAAATATCACTAAACTAACCGCTCACGAGTGTTTTATGATGTTATCATTCTTAAAAGAGAAGAACGAATTAGAAGCAAGACAAATTAAAAGCAAGATATGAACACGGGAATAAGAGGATTTTATTTACTCACCGATTTGATTAAGGAGCAACTCCTAAACGATGAGGATGTAAACACAGTAACATTCGGAGACATCACCCAAGTGGATTTGTACAAGCAAAGTATATTTCCACTTTCTCATTTGATAGTAAACTCAGTTACAAGTGGTGAGAATGTACTATCGTTTAACATCAGTATTCTATCGATGGATATTGTAGATGTAAGCAAGGAAGAAACCACAGATGTATTTGTTGGGAACAATAACGAACAAGATGTTTTTAATACTCAGCTTACTGTTCTAAATAAACTCATTCAAAGACTAAGAATCGGAACATTATACCGAGACCTTTATCAAGTGGTGGGAGATGTTACCTTAGAGCCTTTTAAAGATAGGTTTGAGAATGAACTCGCAGGATGGACAGCAACATTCGATGTAATGATAGAAAACGATATTGATGTCTGCTGATTTTAAAAGAACAAGAGAGGAGTTAAACCGCTTTGCTAAGTATGTCATTCAACAATCGAGGACAAACTTAACTAAGGGGAGAAAGAATGTTTCTGGAGATCTTTATAACTCTTTGGGGTATGATTTAAAGGTGATGCCTAATTCGTTCAGCTTAGAGTTCTTTATGCCTGAATACGGAGAGTATCAAGACAAAGGGGTAAGTGGTACAAAAAAGAAATACAACACGATCTACTCTTATTCGAACAAGAAGCCTCCTATGCAACCATTAGCGGATTGGGCAAAGAAGAGAGGGATAAGACTAAGAGATGAGAAAGGAAGATACAAGAAAGGTAATTACGAGAGCATAGGTTTTATATTACAGAGAAGCATATTTGAGAAGGGGATTAAACCTTCTTTATTCTTTACAAAACCTTTTGAGAAAGCGTTTATCAGATTACCTGAAGACATTATAGAGAAATTTGCATTAGATATTGATGACCTTTTAGAATTTACAAGATGAGTGAAAAAGCCAATGTAAGAAGTCCTTACTATTTCAAGATAGGATTAAGCAACACACAATATGTTGATGTGAGGCTATATGTTTGGGAGGGATTGTCTTCGGACACCACATCAGCAGTTTATAGTTTAAGAAAGTCTCCAGTAGGTAGTAACTCATACGCAGTATTTGAGGTTGCTGATTTGATACGAGATTACTTAGTAACTGCATACGGGGATTATTCTACGAGAACTGTATGGTTTAAGTGGGACTATCAGATTTATAATGCTAACGGAACAACATCAGGTTCTTTAGTTACCGCTACACCAAGACTCGCAGTTGATGGATATAGATACTTTGAAGATGGTATTCAGACCAATGAATTGTCAAAACAACTTCTCCAATCAAACACGATTATATACTACAACGAAGGACAAGATATTGTGTTCCCTATATGGGCTGAAGATTTATCTACAATCACTCTAACCTCAGCAGGAGGAGCAGATGTTCAATGGAATGTAGTGGAGGAGTTTTGGGAAGCGTATGATGTGTCTTGGGGTTACGCTTTAACTCCGATTGTAATCACGGACAATGGTAACTCAAACCAAAAGATTCAGTATATAAGAATCGCTTTATCTGCCGCACTTGATGATGGTGATACAATAACGATCACTTCAGGAACAACCGCTGGAACAACTATCATCACTTTAGAGGAGATATGTGAACCTAAGTATTCTCCTTTGAATGTTATCTTCTACAATAAGTTCGGAGCATTACAGAATGTATGGTTCTTCAAAAAGAACACCACTACACTCAATGTAAGAAGCGAGAACTACAAGAGAAGCATAATGGATTTCTCTACTGGTATTTTATACTCAGAACAAGACCATCAAGTAAAAACATTCAACGCAAACGGAAGAGAGGTTCTACAAGCGAACACAGGATTCATTGATGAGCAATATAACGAGGTTTTAAGACAACTTCTTTTATCAGAGGAGGTTTGGGTAGACAACGGAACAGATGTACTCCCTATTCGCCCTATAACAAGTTCTCTGACCTTTAAAACAAGCGTGAATGATAAGTTGATTAACTACACCTTAGATTTCGAGTACGCATTTGATAAGATTAACAACATCCGATAATGAAGCAAGAGGTTCAGTTATATATCGAAGGACAGAGAGTGGACTTGTTTAACGATGAGACCATTCAGATAACTTCATCAATTCAGAATGTAAAGGACATCGCTAAGGTGTTCACGGACTATTCTCAGACATTCACTTTACCTGCATCTCAAACAAACAACAAAGT